AGTTCGCCATCTCGGCGAAGCAGGCGGGCATGAACACGCAAGAGACGCGCTTCATCTTCGAGAACTTCGCCAAGACCGCCGCGACGCTGAACCTGACCGGCGCTGACACCGAGCGCGTGTTCAAGGCCATCGAGCAGATGTTCAACAAGGGCAAAGTGCAGGCCGAGGAACTGACGCAACAGCTCGGCGACGTGCTGCCGGGCGCGGTGCAGATTTTCGCCAAGGCGCAAGGCGTGAGCGTCGAAGAGTTCCAGAAGATGATGGAGAAGGGTCAGGTCGGCGCGAACATCCTTGTGGCCGTGGCCCGCCAGCTCGGCGATGCGTATGCGGGCGTGAACGACGGCACCGTGAAGCTGGCCGCCGCCCAGGCGCGCTTCGAGAACGCGATCAACCGCTTCCTGACCGACATCGGCAACAGCGGCTTTATCGACGCCTACCAGGGCTTGCTGGATCGCCTGACGACCTTCCTGAACGACGGCAGCGCGGGCAAGCTGGGCAAGGCCATCGCTGACGGCCTCACGCTCGCCATCAACGCGATTCAGATTTTCGTGGACAACCTCGACACGATCAAGACCGTGATGATCGCCATCCTGGGCCTGAAGTTCCTGTCGTTCCTGACCACGCTGCCGACGCTGTTCAGCGCCGCCATCGCACCGATGGTCGCCTGGAATGCGCAGATGATCGCAATGAACGCACAGCTCGGCGCGTTCACGGCGGCCAGCGCGATTGCAGGCACGGGCGCTACCGGCTTCGCGGCGCTGTTGGCCCGCCTCGCGCCCGCCATCATGAGCGTCGGCACGGCGCTGCTGTTCGTCGCACGCGCACTGCCGGTGATCGGTGCGGCCATCGCCGCGTATCAGGTCACGACCGCGATCCTCGACAAGCTGGACGACAACGTGCGCCAGCGCGTAGTGAAGTCGATCAGCGCGACCGACAAGGCCGTGGCCGATGCACAGAAGGCCGCTGACGCCCGCGATAAGGCCCGTGGCACCGCGAAGGAGGCCGAGACGCAGAAAGAGTACGACCGCTTGCGCACAATCGCTGTGAACTCGATTAACGCGCAGAGCAAGGCCGTGCAAGAGGCGAAAGACAAAGGCGTCGATCTGACCTCGATCATCAAACCGAAGCAAGCGCCCGCCGAAGCGACCGCCGACCCTGGCGATCTGCACAGCGAGCAGAACGCGCTGCGTGCGCTGAAGGGCGAGCTGGCGAAGGAGGACGCGAAGCTGGACGCCTCGATCAAGAACCAACGCCTGAAGTCGGCGAAGGAGGAACTGAACGAGCGCCTGAAGATCGTGGACGAAGAGTACGCGCAGCGCCGTGACGCGGCCAAAGCCTTCTACAAGGATCAGGCCAACCTGACCGCCGCGCTGACCGAGATCGACCAGCGTGCGAGCAAGGCGCGACTGGCCGAGACGATGAAGTTCAACAACGAGCAGGCCAAGCTGGGCAAGGCCGACGCCGACCGCCGCGAGAAGCTGGCCGCCGACCTGACCGCGCAGATTTTCGACTTGCAGGCAAAGCTGGCGAAGGACTTGGCGCAGCAGAAGGGCTTGCAGATTCCGATTGAGGATCAACTGAAAGCCGCCGAAGACGCGGTGCAGAAGACCTTCACCGAGATCGAAAAGAAAATCCGCGAGCTGGGCAAGACCGGCCCGCAAGGTGCGGCCATGGCGAAGACCATGCTGGCGCAGCTCGACCCGCTGAAGGATCAGGCCAAGCAGATCGCGGCCACGAACGTGTACCGCGAGCGCGCCAACGAGTTGAACGACGCCTTCACGAAGAAGCAGGAAATCCAGAAGATTCAACTGGACGAGATCAACGCCAAGTACGAGCAGGGTCAGATCACGCTGACCCAGCGCACCGACGAGATGAACCGCGTGGTGCAGGAAACCGGCCCGGCGCTGGAAGCCGCTGGTCAGACTGCCCTGGACTTCCTCGAAAAGTCCCGCGCCATGCTCGACCCGGTGATGTACGAGCGCATGACTGCCGCGATCAAGAACGGCGTGACGAAGGCCAACGTGGACGCCACCGTGGCCGCGAACAACTACGCGCTCACGCAGACCAACCTGAACACCGTGTTGCAGCAGCAGGCCCGCGACATCGAGCGGATCGACACCATGCGCAAGCTGGGCATGATCTCGTCGGAAGAGCAGGCCGCCATGCTGAACCAGTCGCAGGACGAGTATCAGCAGAAGATTCTGTCGATCACGCAATCGCTGCAAGACCAATTGCAGGTGCAGTACGACCTGGGCGTGATCAGCCAAGAATCGTATCAGCGGCAGAAGGACGGCATCGACCAACTGATCTTGTCCACGTCGAACGCGCAGCAGGTGACAACGCAGCTCGAAGACACCATCGTCAACTCGCTGGCGCAGAACGGCCTCACCGCGTTCGAGAAACTTGGCGAGGCGATTGGCCGTGTCGCAACCGGCGCGGACAGCATCGGCAAAGGCTTCCGCAATGCGCTGACTGCCGTGGGCCAGTTCTTCGCTTCCCTGCTGCGCGACATTGCGTTGGCAATCGCCAAGCAGCTCATCCTGAACGCCATCGCGTCCTGGGGCGGCGGCATCGGCGCGGGCGCTGTGAAGCTGGGCGGTGTGGCCGCAGGCACGAACCACAACGGCGGCATCGCTGGCATCAACACCACCACGACCCGTCGCGTCGATCCTGCGATCTTCTCGACCGCAGCGCGCTATCACACGGGCGGCGTGGCCGGTTTGCAGCCGGACGAGGTGCCAGCGATCTTGCAGAAGGGTGAAGAGGTGCTGACCCGCGACGACCCGCGCAACCGTGCGAACGGCGGCTTGACTGGCGACAGCGGTGCAGGCATCCGCATGGTGCTGGTCGATGACCGCAGCTCTGTGCCGGAAGCGATGTCCGGCAGTGACGGCGACCGCGTGATCGTCCAGGCCATCCGCCGCAACGCCGCGTCCATCAAACAAATGATCAAGTAAGAGGAAGACATGACCCTTCGTACACCATTCGACTTTGCGATTGACCCGCCACCTGCCGATGGCGAGAAGCGGGTCGCGCCGACCGATCCAATCGACGCGGCGCTGGGCGATCACACCTACTATATGTCGCGCCGGTTCTACTTCGAGGACGGCAACTACACGCTCACGATTGACGCCGACGACGCCGCGACGCTGTGGATCGGCACCGTGCAGCTCAACTCGCGCATCGTGGCCTCCACGCAGCTCGGCTCGCCGACGACGGCGTTCCTGAATATCCCGCAGGGCGACTACCGCCTGGACGTGATCCTTCAGAACATCCCGGCGAGCACGCCGTCGTACTTCACGCTCGTCATCAAGCGCGGCGACGAGATCATTTATTCGTCGGCACGCGAGGGCTGGCTGCTGGACGACTCGGCGATCAGCGATGACGATCTGCCGCCGCCAGCGGACTACAGGTTTTCGCTTCCAATGTTCACGACGCTCCCGAACTGGCAGAACGGAGTGACCGAGCGCCTGTCGTGGATGACCGACGTGCTGGAAAGCGAGAACGGTTCGGAGCAGCGCCGCAGCGTGCGCCGCAATGCGCGTCGCCAGTTCGAGGCGGGCTTCATGCGTCAGCTCTCGCACCGCAACCGCCTGGACGACTTCTTCGTGGGCCTGGGCAGCGCGGAGTTCATGCTGCCGCTGTGGCACGAGGCAGTGCACATGAACGAGGGCATCGACATGGAGGCGAGCGGCGTGGCCTTCCCTGACGGCGAGCTGGAATACCGCGAGTTCTACAAGGACGATCTGGTGTTCGTCAACAACGGCAACCCGGACGACTACGACATCCTGCAAGTCGGCGACGTGGACTACGCGAACAGCCGCTTCTCGTGGAAGTTCCCGCCGCCGCGTCCGTGGCCGATTGGCACGCGCATCTATCCAATGCGCACTGCGCGCCTGCTGACGCCACCACGCATGTCGAACATCACGGACACCGTGAGCACCGCCCAGGTGCAGTTCGATCTGTCGGAGCCATACAAGATCGCGGCCAACTTCGGCGCGACTGCTGGCGGCGAACCGTTCTTCGCGTTCTCGCCGGATCGCGCCACCACGCTCGACGTGAGCTACGGGCGCAAGAGCTTCACGCTGGACAACACGAGCGGCGTGCCGATCACGACCGACCATGGCCGCTTCACAAACGTCATCGTGCAATCGAAGTACCGCCTGTTCGGTCGCATCAACGCGACCAAGCTGCGCCAGTTCTTCCAGGCCGCCCGTGGCCGCGCCGTGCACTTCTTCGCGCCGACCTTCATGCAGGACGTGTACGTGGTCGATGACGAGCTTCCGCTGAACGCGCAAGAGATCATCATCGAGCCGCAGGGCTTCTACGACTACATGCTGCGCCCACAGCCGATCCGCATCCAGCTCGCCTTCCAGTTCTACGACGGCAGGCCGAGCGTGTACGCGACGATTACCGGCGTGGAGCCGATCTACAAGAAGGACGCGGACGGCTCGAACTCGACGCCGTTGCAGATCGTTGCCGAGAAGCTGTCCATCGACCCGGCGCTGCCCGCGATTGCGATGAAGGACGTGAAGCGTGTTAGCTTTGTGGCCGAGTCGCGGTTCGATCAGGACACCTTCGAGATTCAGCACCACTCCAATCAACAGAGCGTCATCGACGTATCCATCGTCATGAAGCAGGCATTCAATCCACGCATCGGGACACCAGCATGACCTTCAATACTATCGAGAGCAGCAACGACCAGGGGCGGCCGATTTTCCTCTACGCTTTCAGCCTGGGGTCGGCCACGTGGCGCTACACGTCTTCCGACGAGGACGTGGAAGTGAACGGCTACAAGTGGACGGCCTTGCCCATCAGCGACGACGGCGTGAAGCTGACCGGCGAGGCGCAAACCGACGTGATGAACATCACCGCGCCCGCCCGCATCGCGCCAGTGCAGATGTTCATCAGCACGCCGCCGTCGCAACCGATCATGGTCAACATCTTCCACTACCATGAAGGCGACGCCGAGGCCGTCCTGGGCTACATGGGCGAGCTGATCCAAGTCGGCCAGCCTGACCCCGGCAAGGCCACGCTGACGTGCGATGCGATTGGCGCATCCATGCAGCGCGACGGCCTGCGCCTGGGCTGGCAGCGCACTTGCCCCTACGCGCTGTACGACGCGCTCACCTGCCGGGCGGACAAGACTGCAAACGGGATCGCCTGCAAGGTGTACGACGTGACAGGGAATAACGTCACCTTCCAAGGCATCGACGATCTGGCAGACGACGTGCTGGCAGGCGGGTTTATCGAGTGGACGCATCCGGTGCGTGGACTGGAATACAGGGGCATCGAAACGCAAAAGGGTAGCGTGGTCGGAATGTTCGGTTTGGCCGATGATCTATACTACGGCCTCGAAGTCACTGCATACCCTGGCTGCGACCGACGCTGGGGAACGTGTCAGACAAAATTCAACAACCTTCCAAACTACGGCGGCGTACCGGATATGCCCGGCAAGTCGCCGTTCGATGGTAATCCAGTCTTCTAGGAGAACAACCATGATCGGCTTTCTGACTCGCCAGCTTATCGGCTTCGGTCGCATGATGCTGATGTATAGCCTGATGGGCGTGATGGGCTGGGACGATGCGCTGTACCTGATCATCGCCTCGATCATCATCAACCTCGCGCTCGCACCGAAACAGCAGCAGCCGCAACCCACCGCATTCAAAGACATCGACTTCCCGCAGGCCGACGAAGGCACGCCGCAGTGCGTGGTGTTCGGCGACTGCTGGATCAGCGATTGGACGGTGCTCGCGGTCGGCAACTACCGCGTGACCGAGATTCACGCTGGCGGGGGTAAGAAGTGATCGTGACCATTCAAGACATCCGCGAGGCGGGCTTCTGTGCTCGCGGTGCGCGGGCCTGGGCCAACCAGCACGGCTACGACTTCCGCGACTTCCTGCAAAACGGAATGCCGGTCGAGAAAATGGAATCGTATGGCGACCACTTCTGCATGACCGTGGCCGCATACGTCCGCAACAAAAACAAAGAGGTGAGCAATGGGCAAAAAGGGTAGTGATGCCGTCACAGGCTACAAGTACCACTTCGGTATTCACATGGGCCTGTCGCGTGGCCCGCTCGATGCGGTCACGGAAATTCGCGTAGGCGACAAGACTGCATGGACGGGCTTCACGACCGACACCGGCCCACTGGACGTGCGTGCGCCTGACCTGTTCGGCGGCGACAAGCAGGAAGGCGGCATCGACGGCACTGGCGTGATCATGATGGGCAAGTCGGATCAGGTGGCCGACCCTGGCCTTGTCTCTATGCTCGGCCATGCACTGCCCGGCTTCCGCCGCATGGCGACCTACTTCTTCAACGGTGCCATCGCATCGAACTCGCCATACCCGAAGCCGTGGAAGTTCCGCGTGGTGCGCGCACTGAAGGGCTGGGACGGCGACGTGTGGTATCCAGAGAAGTGCGTGATCGACCTTCAGGGTGATCCGATCATCAACGAACTCGGCTACCCGCAGATCGGCAGCGGCGCGATCAAGGCCATGAATCCGGCGCACATCATCTATGAGCTGCTGACCAACCGCGAGTGGGGCCGTGGCCTGCCAGCGAGCGCGCTGAACCTCGCATCGTTCGCCACCGCCGCCGACACGCTGTTCGACGAAGGCTTCGGCCTGTGCCTGCGCTGGAACCGCCGCGACTCGCTCGAATCGTTCCTGCAATCGGTGGCCGACCACATCGGTGCCGTGCTGTACTCCGACCGTTCAACCGCGCAGCTCACACTGAAGCTGATCCGCCTGGACTACGACCCGAAGACGCTGCCGATCTACGACGTGAGTTCGGGCATGTTGGACATCCGCGAGTCGAACGTGTCCGCTCTCGGCCCGGCAGTGAACGAGATCGTGGTCGAATACTTCGATCCGGTCAGCGCGAAGGTGCGCACTGTCGCCAACCAGAACATCGCATCGTTGCAGGCCACGAAGGGTGTGTTCAACTCGCTGAAGAAGACCTACAACGGCGTCTCGACATCTGCCTTGGCCCTGCGCCTCGCCCAGCGCGATCTCCGCACGCACGCAATGGCGCTGCGCAAGTTCACCATGACCTTCGACCGCCGCGCCTGGAAGGTTGCGCCGGGCAGCGTCATGCGCATCAGCGATCCGGTGCGCGGCATCAACGACGTGATCGTGCGCGTGGGCCGCATTGAGGACGGCACGCTGACCGATGGCACGATCACCATCACCGCCGTGCAGGACGTGTTCGCGCTGCCGAACGCATCGTTCATCGCCAACGAGCCGCCGAATTGGGTCAAGCCGAACAACAAGCCGACGCTGAAGGAGCACCGCGCATTCGAGGTGCCGTACTTCCTGCTGAACCAGACGATGCGCCCTGCGGACTTTGCGATCCTGCCGGAAGACGCGGGCTTCCTCGGCACCGTGGTCGCCAAGCCTTCCGACCTCTCCCTGGCCTACAACATCTTCGTGAAGAACGGCCCGGCCACTCCTGACGAACAACCGCCTACACCATGAGCAACGCAGACTACGAAAACAAAGGCTACGGCTCCTTCGCTTCGTTCGTGAAGACGGACGCGACGTACAGCTTCCTCGACTCCACCATCGAGTACACCGACTTCAACTTCGCCGTCACCGACGCGATCCAGCCGGGCATGGCCGCGCTGTGGGACGACGAGATTATCCGCATCGAGACGGTCGGCATTCGCACCTTCACGTGCAAGCGTGGCTGCGCCGATACCGTGCCGACCGCGCACGACGCTGGCTCGCTGATCTGGATCATGAGCGGCGCTGTCGGCAGCGACAAGGTGGAACGCAGTGCAGGTGAAACCGTGGCCGTGAAGGACTCGCCCTACACCATCGGCGGCGGCTCCATGCCGATCTCCGTGGCCGCGCCGGACGAGGTGACGTTCAACTGGCGCTTCTTCCGCCCGTATCCGCCAGCGCAGATGAAGGCCAACACCGCAGCGTGGTATAGCGGCGCGGCCATCAACGACAGCACCGGCAGCATGAACCTGACCTGGGTTGACCGCAATCGCGTCACGCAGGCCGACCAGCTTCTCGGCCACAACGACGGGCAGATGGAGCCGGAAGCCGGGACGACTTACGTGCTGCGCATCTACAAGCCGGACGGCACGCTGCTGCGCACGGAGCCGGGCATTCGCGGCAACTCGTTCATGTACCAGCACGCCAAGGCGCTGAAGGACTTCGGCTATCCGTCGAGCGCGGTGGACGGCTTCGCCACCTTCGTCGCCGAACGCGACACGTTCCAGTCGTACACCGGCTACGTGATCCCCATGCACGTCGAGCCGAGCGCGTCGGCGATCACGCCCGTGTGGAATGACTTCTGGCAGCTCGTGATCGAGACGCCTTACGTGTACAACGCACGCCACGGCTACGGTCTGAACGAAGGGCGCGGACTCGCCATGGCCGCCCGGCCTTCCGACCGCATGAGCGACGGCTACAACCTGTGCTGGCACTGGTGGACTACCGAGAACCAAGGCACGGAAGAAGACCCGGTGTGGGTTCAGGTTGAGCACAACGCGGTGCTCGCTACCGGCGACTACTCGCCATGGTTCACCCTGGAATTCGGCATCACGGAATTGGAGACGACGGTGAACGTGGCCGCGACCTCACTGTGGGACGGCGTGCGCATTCCCGACATCGGCTCCCTGGTCGGCAAGATCGCGCTGATCAACGAAGAGCTGGTGATCTTCAAAGAGCTGCACGGCGACGTGTACACGATTGGTCGCGGTGTTGGCGACACGATCCCCGCACGGCACATCGCGGGAACCGGCGTGGTCATGTTCGACTCCGTTAGCGTGGTCGATCCTTCGGCGCACGTGGTCGGCGAGCAGGTGGACTTCCGCTTCCAGCCGCTCACGTATGGCTCGCTGCCCGACATCAACACGCTCCCGGCGCGCAACGTCCTGCACTACAACAGCCGCGCACTGCGGCCCTACAACGTCGGCCAGCTCGTCGTCGGCGGTCGCCCATGGTACGAAGAGCATCAGGTCACGTCCGGCCAAGCGCTGCCGATCTCCTGGGCGTGGCGCAACCGCGTGACGCAAGGCGCGAACACCTACGACCACGCCTACCCGACGATCCCGCCAGAGGCCGGTGCTGAAGTCGTCGTCGAGTTCTACTACGAGACGCCATCGCCGACGCCGGGCAACCCGCCCATCGAGCATCCGCTGCGCGCCACCTACGTGACGCCGCAGACTGTTGGCGGTGTCGTGCAGGACGGCTTCTACAGCTACCCGTATGCGTTCGCCCAGGCTGACGGCGATGTCGCTGGCCGCGCCCTCGGCATCTGTGGCACGGTCGTGATCTACTGCCGCATCATGGCGATCCGCGAGGGCTACAGCTCGTGGCAGAACTACCGCATTCCGATCCGCGTCCCATCTTATCCTTGCTGACCCCATGGCGAACACAGACTACAAAGCATCCGGCACCGTCCCGGCCTCGCACTTCACGCCGCTGGCCGAGCTGAACGCCGGCGTCGATTACCTCGACCACGACATCCCGCTTGGCCGCACGAACTTCCCGTCCATCGACTCGCTGAAGATTGGCATGGCGTGCTTGTGCGACGACGAGTTCATGCAGCTCACCGGCATCACGTCAACCGGCGTCACCGTCAAGCGCGGTTGCGCGGACACCGTGCCTGCGCAGCACGGCCCTGGCGCGCTGATCTGGTTCTTCGATAACACGATGGTCGGCACCGATGCCGTCGAGCGCAGCGCTGGCGAGACGAACGCGGTCAAGTACAGCCCGTACACCATCGGCGGCGGCAACTATCCAATCGCCCTGTCGGAGATCGACAGCGTGACCTACAACTACCGCTTCTACCGGCCTTACCCGCCCGGCCAGATGAAGGCCAACAGTCAGCGCTGGTGGATCGAACAGACGCTCACCGCGAACGCACCTAACCTGCTGCTCACGTGGACGCACCGCTCGCGCATCATTGAGGCCGACCAGCTCGTAGATCACGACGTAACGAACATCGGGCCTGAATCCGGCACGACCTACACGGCGCGCATCTATGACGGCAAAGGCACGCTGCGTCGCACCGTCACCGGCATCATGAGCACGATCTACGACAAGTACGGCGACTTGATCCCGCCGTCGTGGAACTACACGTGGCAGCAGGCCATGGACGACTTCGGCTTCGAGAACCCGACCGAGGCGGAAATCCTTGTGCCGGGCTACATCGACTTCTGCTCGACCCGCGATGGCTTCGACTCGTGGCAGAACTACCGCATCAACCTGAAGGTGGACAGCCAAGGTTTCTTCCTGAAGGTCGCGCAGCTCGCGGAGCTGGCCGCGCAGACGACCGCCGACGATCCGAACACGCCGTCGTTGAACCCCAGCCTGTTTGAAGGTCAGCTCGGCCAGATCGTCGCCCAGGCTCCCGGCCCGGACTTGGACGACGGCTCGATTGGCGCGGACGGTATGTTCGTGAACCAGCTCGCGCAAGGTGCAGGCCAAGAGACGAACTTCTACACGCCGCTGAACCGCAACCTGTTTGAAGCGCCGTATGCGTTCATGGCCCTGCACGCCGACTCGCCAGAGCAGCACATGCTGATCACCGTGGCCGCACGCCCGTCCGACCGCCTGACCGACACGCACGACATCTGGACGCGCTACGACTGGCCTACCGGCACCGGCAACGCGCTGTCGTACTCGAAGGTGGCCGACCCGCTGTTCACGCCATGGGCCACGGTGAAGACGGCCATCAAGCAGCTCGACACGCGCATCGACTTCGACAAGACCTCGCTGGTCGATGGTGTGACGTTCGACGATCTGCGTGTCGGCCAAGTCGCCCTGGTGGGAGCCGAGATGATCCGCATCGACGGGATCGACGAAACCGGCATCACGATTGCACGCGGCTGCTACGACACGATCCCCGCGCTGCACGGCGTCGGCGCTCGCGTGTGGTTCTACGGCGCGCAATACGGTCACGACCGCACCGCATACCCGGAGCGCATCGTCAGCGGCGTGCTGGGCGGCGCGGTGCAGGTGAAGATGCGGCCAAGCGTGTACGGCCCGCCGCTCGATCTGAAGGACGTGCCAACCGACCGGCTGCAAACCCGCACGCGCTCGATGCGTCCTTATCCGCCTGGACAAGTGAAGGCGAACGGCCAACCGTGGTTCAAGGGTGCGCAAGTGACCGCAGGCTCGCCGCTGGAACTGACCTGGGTTCACCGCCACCGCACCGCACAGTCGTGGAACTGCGTTGACCACAATGCCGCCGACCAGGGCGCGGAAGAAGCGCAAAAATACCGGCTCAAAATCAGCGTGTGGGTCAAGCCGAAAGTCGGCGCTGCATACGAGGTGCTGATCCGCGAACAGATCGTGGACGGAACCAGCTTCACCTACACCTACGACATGGCGAAGATCGACGGCTACCGTGCGGGCGCGGCGCTCGGCGTATGCGGCACTGTAACGGTCGGCATCCAGCTCTCGACGGTGCGCTACGACCTCGACTCGTGGCAGTTCTACGTGATCCCTGTCGGCCTGCCGTCGTACAAATGCCCGCCCGGACAACACCCTGGCGGCGGCCAGCTCCCGCCCGGCACCGGCTGGGGGAATGGCGACACCACTGACGACACTCCGGGCGGTCAGACGCCGGGCGGGTACAATCCTGGCGACGGCCAAGACCCGTCCGACAATGCAGGAGGCGACAACGGCACCGGCCCGCCAGCACCACCGATTGTGCCGCCTGAATGGCCCGATCCGGTTGATCCTCCACCGATTGACCCGAACGATCCTAACCCGTCACTGGCCGCCCATTGGGACTTGAATTGGGATAGGCATTGGGACGCATACACCAAAGACAACACAGGGAATTGACATGGCACGACACGAATCATCACGTTGGAAATTGAGCTACGGCTGGCTGCGCGGCGAGGACTGGTGGGGTGATCCAGTCTCGAACAACTTCTCGCTGATCGACTTGCTGCTGCATCCGTTCGTCGAGACGATGTTCGACACCGCGCCGCCGATCATCCCCACGGTCGGCCTGTGCTACATCATCGGCGCGAACGCGACCGGCGACTGGACGGGCAAGGAAGACAACCTCGCCGTGTACACCGAATTCGGCTGGCTGTTCTGCAAGCCGCTGGTGCGCGGCATCCGCGTCGGCTCCGCTGCGCCTGCTGGCTGGTTCTTCTGGAACGGCACCGAATGGACGGACGAAAAGAATGTCGTGCCTGACCCGCCACCGCTGCAAGGCCAGCGCTACGACGTGCTCTTCTCGGTCGGCTACGACGCGGAGCCGCTTGAGACGCTTGGCGGCGTGGCGCTGCCGCAGGACATGCTGCTGCGCGCCGATGGCGTGGACTGCGTTGGTCGCTGCAAGGACGCGCCAGCATTCGCCGTGGACATCGGCATCATGCGCAACTACACCGACCAAGTGGGCATCATCCACTTCATCCCAGGCTCCATTGAAGCGACGTTCACGGTGGACGGCGACAAGGCGTTCGCACGCGGTCAGGTTATCAGCTTCGACATGCCTGCGCTCTTGCCGGACTTCTGGCGCAACTACGGCGCGACGCTGCGCCTGATCCTGATGGGGGCGACGACATGACCGCGACATTCATTGACGGCTTTGAAGAGTTCAGCGGCAGCGGTTCGCCTACGCCGCTCTTGCAGCGCGCCGAGTGGACGGCCAGTGGCACGCTCACCATCGTCCAGGGTCGGTCTTCCGTGGCAGGCTCCGCAGCGCTGGGCGGCGGCAACGGCTCCGTGGAGCGGGCCTTCCCGTGGACGGGCGACAGGTTCAGCACCGGCTGCGCATTCCAGTTCAGCGCACGTGGCTCGATCATGCGCCTGCAACTCGGCGCTGCCGTGATCCAGCTTTGGGCCAATGAGTTGACAGGGACGCCGATGCTTAACGCGGCACCGGGCGGCGCGCTGCCGACCATCAACCGCTGGTACTACTACGAGCTGCGTGTAAGTCGTTCTACAGGGACGTGCGAGCTTTGGATCAACAACAAGTTCGACTCGTCCATCGTGTTGCCGGACGGCGCGACATCGGCCACGGCGGCAGTCGTGCGCCTGGGCTGGCAAGACCCGACGACCTACCGCCCTGCCGCTGGAATGCTGCCGCGTGCGGACACCGGCACGAAGTTCATTGACGACTTCTACGCCCGCGACGGCGACGCCATCGGCCCGATTGTCGTCACCACGCGCTTCCCCGACATCGACCAGCACGTCGAATGGTTCAAGGCCAGCGCAGAGCTGTCGCACGCGGCCTCGCTGTCCCAGCATCCGCCTGATCCGCTGGACTCCTACGTGGCGAGCGACACCATAGGCAAGGAGGATCGCTTCCTGTCGAACCTCGCGCTGCCGAACACGAACGGCGTGCTCGCCACCGGCATCGTGGTCATGGCGCGCAAGGCTCCAACGCTCAACGCGAAGCTGGGCGTCTTCATGGGCGGCAATGCTGGCGCGGTGGCAGCGCGCAGCGACGTGCGCACCGTGGAATCGGATTGGCGCACGCAGTATGTGATGTTCGAGCCAGTCGGCGGCGACACGAAGGCGGGCATCGAAGCATCGGAATTCGGCATCAACGTAACAGCACCTTAAAAGGAAAACGATATGAGCATCAAACACATTGACGGCTTCGACCAGTACCAGGGCCAAAGCGATCAAGACCTTTTGGCCTCGCTGGCTGGCGCGGGCTACGTCTGCACCACCGGCCTCGACATCGTGCCGGGCCGCAAGGAGGGCGGCTTCGCGTTGGAGCTGCAAGTGATCGCGGGCGCTGCCGGTGATTCGTGGTCGCCGCGCACGAACAACGCGAAGAACAAGCTGAACGGCGCGGTCGTGTCGGCCACTGGTCGCTTCGTGGCTGTCGGCGACAGCGGCACCGCGATCTACAGCGATGACCTGAATACCTTCCTGCCGCTGATCATGGGCGTGGCCGACAACCTGCGCGATGTCCAGTGGGGCAACGGCGTGTTCATTGCGGTAGGTGCGAGCAGCACGATCCTGCGCTCGACGGACGGCAAGAACTTCGCGCCGATCACCGCACCGACTGCGGCCATCAACCTGCTGTCCGTGGAGACTGACGGCACCGGCAAGTGGATGGCGGTCGGTGCAACAAGCAGCGCGGCGGGCGCGATCTTCACTTCGACCGACGACGGCCTCACGTGGACGGCAGTGGCCGGTGCGGACGCGGGCGACAAGGTTCTCAACGACGTGGCGTATGGCGGCGGCACCTGGGTCATTGTCGGCGTCACTGGCCGCGTGATCACCACGCAGAACTTGACCGCCTTCACGCAGCGCGCATCCGGCACCACCGACAACATCACTGCCGTGGAAGTCAGCGACGCGGGCCACTGGTTCTTGGCCGCGACGAACGATCTGCGCCGCTCGATCAACGACGGTGTGACCTGGGCGTCGGCGGCTGTGAACATCGTGTCGGGGAACCTCAACGCGCTGGCCTTCTCCGATGGCCGCTGGATCGCAGTGAGCGGCAGCGGCGAGATCAGCATGTCGGACGACGAGGATACTTGGACGGCGGCCAGCGTGATCGGCGGCGGCATCGGTCTGAATGACGTGTTCGCGCTGCACAGCGGGCAAACTGGCTGGGTCGCAGTCGGCGACGTGCCGACAGCGCCGGGCAGCACCGCCGCGATCTACGTGTCGCTGGCACCGCCGACCACCATCAAGCGCACCTACACCGTGACCGGCAACAAGTTCACTGTGGGCTGGTGCCATCGCGCTACCGCACGCGGGCGTGTGCTGTCGGTGAAGGACGTACTGGACATGGACTGGCCCGCACAGATCGACCTGACGCCGACTGGCGGCGCTGTGGTGCACGGCGTTGCGATCCCGGCGCGCAACATCGACTACTACTACGAGCTGGTGATCGACAAAACCGCCATGACCGCAGACCTGTGGATCAACAACACGCTCGACGTGTCGTGCGCGCTGCCTGCCGGGACTGACACGAAGACCTCGTTCGAGGTGACGTGGATGTCGGAGAACGGCGCTGTGACCCGCCTGGACGACTTCTACATGGTGGACGACTCCACCGCTGGCGGCGCGGAGATCGTTGACCGCATCGGGCCGATCCAGATTCCGCTGCGCCTGCCGACTGCCGACACGGCCACCGCCGAGTGGGTCACTGCATCCGGCTCCGCGCACTGGCCGATGATCGGCCTGCTGCCGCCAAGCGACGCATCGTATGTTCGCAGCGGCACGTCCGGCAAGAAGGACTTGTACACGTCCGACACGCCGCTGCCGGATGGCGCTGGCACGACGCTGCCGATCATCGCCGTGGGCGTCGTCGCGCTCGCGCTGAAAGGCGACATCGACAACCGCCAGCTCGGCCTGCTGGTCGGCCCGAATGGCGCGACGCAGAAGGAGGTTGTCGATACCGCCCTCTCGACCGTGCCAGAATACAGCTTTGCAGTGTTCGAGAAAGCGCCGGGCGACGTGGCCTGGGACGCGACGAATACCGTATCAACCCCGTTCGGCATTGCCGTTCGCCCGTAATTGAAAGGAAAATAGAATGGCTCTCAAAACCATGGACGGCTTCGACCAGTACGCCGCCAAGACTGAAACCGCTGCAAACATCACGTCCTACCTGCAAGCCGCTGGCTACGTGGTGAACAACGCGACCAACACCACCTTCAACATCGTTGACGGCCAGGACGCGAACTCGCTGGCACTGAAGATGACGATCACCGCAGGCTCGTCCACGCCGCCGTCGCTGTCCAAGACCATCAGCAGCGCTGGCAACATCGTGATCTTCGGCTACTCGTTCCGTGGTCAGACTTCGCGTATGCGCTTCGCTCGTATCGCGGGCGTGATCGACTTGGATTGGGACACCTCGACCGGCAAGATGAAGGTCGGCACGACGCTCGGCCAGGACGTGATCATCCTGAACGCCTACTGGTACATCGAGATCGTCATCAACAAGACCACCGGCAAGGTGGACGTGTACGCAAACGACACGCTGCAACTCGAAGTCGATCTGCCGGGCGGCGTCGGCACCGACTACACGATCACCTGGGGCATCACCGCCACGTCCTCGACCGCAGCGACCATCGAGATCGACGACTTCTACTGCGTGGACGATACGGGCGGCCAGAACAATGCGCGCCTCGGCCCGGTGCAGATCGTGACCCGTGCGCCGACCGCCGACGTGACGACGCAGTGGACGCCGGTAGGCGCGAGCGGTTCGCACTACTCGATCCTTGCGCAGCTCTCGCCGGGCGCATCGAACGCGCCGTACCTGCAAGCGAACGTGGACGGCAAGACCGACAAGTTCACCTCCAACGTGGTGCTGCCGAACGCGAACCAGATTTTCGCCGTGGCCCTGACCTCGTATGCGCGCAAGGGTGACTTGGACAACCGCCAGCTCGGCATGACCATCGGCACCACTGGCGGCGACGTGGAAGTGCAGGTCGCGCTCGACACCGCGTTCGGCTACAAGCAGGTGATCTTCGAGCAGGCACCGGGCGGCGCAACGTGGACGCAGAATCTCGTCGAGTCCTCGAACTTCGGCATCATCGCTCGATAAGAAAGGGAAGCACATGAGCACTCTTCACACCGAATCGTTCATCGCCTACCAGCCGGTGAACAGCAGTGACGACACCTTCACGACTGGCAACACGACTGCGCGCAACGCCGTGGCCGCGAACCTGCGCCGTGGCGGTCACGCTGTCACCATCGGCACGCAGGCCGCCGCGACCAGCGCGCAAGGCTGGGCCGTTCGCCCTGACCCGGTGAACCCGGATCGCAATGCGCTGTTCTTCTCGTCGGGCGGCTTCTCGGCGAACACGATGGCCGCTGCGATTCGCAAGACGCTGCCGCTGGTGGGCGCTGAAGCCATCGTGGGCGGCTTCTCGTTGTACATCCCGAACGAATACGTCAAGGCCACTTCGTCCAGTACGAACCCGTGCCTGCGCGTGATTGCGTGCAGCAGCGCCGACGCCTCCTGGGACGTGTCCAGTTCCGGCAACACGCACACTGGCCGCGAGGCATTCAGGATCACGCAGGACTTTCAAGTGCGCTGGGGTACGGACGCGGCGCAAAGCCAAAAGACGGTCGGCACCGGGCGCACCTACTTCATCGAATACCGCATCTCGACCAACGACGTGCGCGTGTGGATCGACGACACGCTGGTGATGCAGAAGACCGGCCTGGGCCTGAACGTCGAATGTATCGCCATCGCCTTCGAGCAGTGGTCGGCCACTGCGCCGAACGTTCAGCTCACCGGAGCCGCTGGCCGCTGGTCTGTCGGCAACTGGTACAACGTGGTCGAAGATGCCAACGCACCGAACGCTCGACTCGGCCCGTCCACTCGCGTGATCGGCGTGCGTCCGAACACTGATGTGGATGTGCACTTCACTCGTCCAGGCGGCTATGCGTCGAACGCCGCAGTGGCCGCGCTCGATCTGGTGGACTCGCCACCGGCATCGCTGCAAAGCTCGACTGTCGGCGATCAGGATATCTACAGCAGCACGACCGACACGACCACGGCCAGCGGCACGCTCATCCACTCGGTCGGCGTGAAGGTGCTGGCGTCGAACTTGGAAGCGAACCCGCACTCCATCCGCGCCGTGCTGCGCGCATCGACCGGCGCTGAAGTCACGCCGCAGAAGGCCCGCGAGCATCGCCTGCTCACTCCGATCTCGACCAAGCAGCTCAACGCGATTGCGAAGCGCCCGACTGACGGCAAGCTGTTCGCCTGCGGTAACTCCATCGCATTGCTCTCGAACGCGAACAACGGACAAGGTGCGTGGACGACCATCAGTGACGACGGTGGCACGATTCACTACACCAGCATCGGCTTCCGTTCGGACGGCTGGGGCATCATCGGTCGTAGCGACGGCAAGATTCAAACCATCGCGCCCGGCACCGACACGCCCGGCACCGCAATCGCTCCAGGGTCGAACGCCAACCAAGTCAACAACGTATTTGTTCTGCCGAACGGCGCTGCGATCCTTGGCTGCAATAGCGCCACGATGATGCGCGGCCCGACCGTGGCCGCAGGCACGCCGGACAACGTTGCGAACTGGACTCGCATCACCAGCTTGAGCGGCAATCTGGTGTACGCCGCATACGCACCTTCTTCGTCGGGCCTCGGCAGCGGCAACGGTCGCCTCATTCTCGTCAACAATGCCTCTCCGAGTTCCGTGCACCGCAGCGACGACCTTGGCGTAACGTGGTCTGCCGGTGCCGCCACTGGCGTGAATTCGGCGACCGCCGTTGCGTGGGACACGGCGGGCTTCACGCTGTTCGTCAACATCGGCGCGACCAACGCAGGCTCGTACCAGCGGCGCTCCACCGACGCCATCACATGGACGACTCCAAGCCCAGGCACGACGAGCAACGGAACCGCTGCCGGTGCGGCGAACTTCGCGGCCACTGATCCAGACAACACCGCGAACACCGTTTGGGCCGGTAATGGCGGCAACATCCAGTATTCGAGCAACGGCATCGACTTCCGCAACATCACGCGCTTCCAGAGCGGGAACATCTACGGCGGCTGCAAGGCGGCCAACGGCGACTGGCTGTTCGTCGGCGCTGCGGGTCTGCTGATCGCCTACAGTGCGGGCCTCGTCGATGGCTCAATGCCTGCGCTGGCAGGTTACACGCCGTATGCGAACTACACTTCCGTGAATCCGGCCACCTCGACGGCATGGACTGCCGCTGAAGCATCCGCGTCGCAGTTCGGTATGCGCCTCACTTCGTAAGGATCGCCCGTGGCCGACAAGACCTCACAAAGTACAAGCGTTCGTGAGAGCCTGGGCGGGAATAACGTCGGACGTAATATCGCGTCCGACGTTATCAACGTCGAGCGCGAACTGATCACAGGGAACGGCTTCGGCATCGACATCCAGGCTGACGTGCTGCCCGCCGTGGTGCGCGACTTCATTACCGGCAACGGCTACGGCAAGGACGTGTGGGGTGACGTGCTGCCCGCCGTGGCGCGTGACGTGCTGACCGGCGACGGCTACGGCATGACGTGGTACGGCGGGCTTGCACTGGCCGTGCGCGAGGTGCTGATGTGGCAACCGCCGTTCGGCATGAGCAGCAGTGTGCGCGAGGTGCTGTTGCAACTGCCAAGTGATCCACTCACGCCACACCAGCAGGTTGCCAACTACCGGCAGGCCGCGATCATGCTGCACCCTGCATACCCGGTGCCGAACACGGTCAAGTCTCCGCAGATCGTGCCGACGCTGCGCCAGCAGATCGCACTGCACGCCAATCGCGCCTGGGCCGTCAGCGACAAGTTCGCCAAGACACTGCGCCACCAGACTGTGCAGCGCCGCTTCTTCAGCGTGGCCTCGCAGACGTGGGGCAACGAGATCGTGGCGAAGTACGTGGAGCAGGTGGCCCTCTCGCG